AAACTCGCCAATGTGGTGAATACGCCCCTGCTCATACATAGCCGCTACGGGTTCTGCTCTGAGTTTCTTACCCACATGCGCTCGCACTTCTCTGATTGGCAAGGTAGGCCGTACTTGCTTTAGCACTGCGCCCACCATGTCACCGCCCTGGTTTACTTCAACCAAAACTGCATCTGCTTTGTATGCGTCAAACAGTTCTACCGCCTTTGTAGCCCACTGCAACGGTGAACCTCTAAATGAGTAATCACCAAGCACATAACCCTGGCCATCTGAGGTAGATCCAACAACAACAATTCCTGTTTCATCTGACTTCTCTGAGTTAGTTACGGCAGGATCAACGCTTACAACAATGCGGGCCATAGTTGGGGCTGTTGCAATCCGTGTGCGGTCAATTAAGCCTCTAGTCCACAATGCGCCTTCAACATCATCAAGGATTTCTCCATAAAGTTCCTGGCGGCCTAAACGCGTACCGTTATAGCGGGCTTGTAACTCCATAAGCGCGCTAGGGGCTAGGTTTGCGGCGTTATCAAATGTAGATCCCCTGGTGATAATTACTGAGCCATCTGTACGGCCTGCCAGCATGCGTATAAGGGCCGTAGAACGCGGTGTAGTGGTAACAATAACCCGCGGCTTTTTACCCAGGCGTAGGCCAAACTGCAACTGATCCCAGGCATCTTGATAGCGCCATGCGCCTAACTCATCACACCAAGCACCGTGATGTTGCGGGCCACGGAAACGCTCAGGTTGATCTGCGCTAAATAGTTTTATGCGACTGCCGTTCTTGAGCAGGATCTCGCCAATGGAACGGTTGTAATTCTGAAGCATCTGATAACGCTGAAGCACTGCAACAATGCCTGACTCACCCTCTGCACATGTGTCTCTAGCATCTGAGAATGTAGGGGCTACTACTGCCCAACGGGTTGCGGGCTGTGTAATCGCTTGCCACGCAATTTCCTCTGCGCCCAATCTTGTTTTGCCAAATCCACGGCCTGCCATTGCAAGCCAAATGTTCCAGTCACCTTCAGGCGGTAGTTGTTCCTTCCGCGCCAGTTTGTTCTTCCACACCCAACGGCTCGCCTTGATCCGTGAGTTCAGTGATGGTTGCAATCCCTCCAACTGTTGAGGCTTCAATGAGTCTTGCGACTCGCTCAACTTCTCTGTCCAAGTCTGATCCGTCATAAGTAACCACCTCTGCTTGTACCTTCAATGGTGCATCTAATCCCAGTAACTTTGCGCGCTTATCAATTACGCGTAGAACATAATCTGCGGCTCTGAGGTTTCCGTTTACGGCAGGTTGCCAATAGGTACGCTGAAGAATGTCCAGGCGATCTAATTCCAGTTCACGGTGTTCTTCTATTGATGGAGCGATTACCCGCGTCATGGCTCTGTTGTAAGCCTTGTACACACCAGCCGTACTCATGCCTACCTGCACTGCAATCTCACGCCAAACATAGCCCTCTGTACGCAACTCAACTATCTCGCGTTCTTTGTCTATGCGCTCAGGCGTAGGTGCTTTTTCTACCATAATGTGTTCACTTTAATGTGAGAAAAAGTTTACTGCAAATTGAAAGAACAAAACCCCTAATCAATTAAGACTAGGGGCTGTGTCCAGCACTCCCTCAGATACTTATTTTTCTCTGAGTTGAGTATGGGATTTTCCCACTTCTGTAATCTATCATTAAAAACCGTAATTAAACATTCAATCTTTTCAAGGTAGCAATTGCTGAGTTAATTAACCCAGGCATGTCTTTGTATTCTTCATGTTGGCGCATGTCTGCATAAACCTCTGCATCACTTTTCAAATCTTGATAAGTCACTGCATCAAGTTTTACATCTGTGAGCAATTTGCCTTTTGCAATAATTACAATTGGATTTGCATAACAATCATCACAACGGTTCAAGTGATCGTTAAGAAACATTGTTGGCACTTTGTAATTAGTAGTCATAATTAGTTACTTCCAAAAGTCCATGTGTAGTTGTGTGCAATTACTTTGTGTGCTTCAACTTCACTAATTACATAAGACTTAATTGCGCCACCAGTTCTTGACTCCCAACCACATGAACAAGTTGCGTCCCAACCGCCGCTAATAAAACCTCTAGTGTTGCGAAACTTATTTCCGTTTGTATCAACTGCAAACCACTTGATTGTTACTTTTGCCTCTGTTGCTACTAACTTCATTTTTGCCTCCTTTGGGGGTATCTCCCCCTTATGAGATAAGTATGAGGGTTGCCAGGCATAATGTCAAACATCTTTTGGCACTTTTTTTAGGACAAATTCACGTTCAATTTGAAGGTCTGACTGGTCATTTTGACCAATTTAGAGCATGATCAGGAGCAGGCCAATAAACAAGAACAAAACCAGTGCCAGGTGGAGGCCATCAAACCCTGTGTTCATTTCTTACAACTTATGCAAGAACAAGCGTTATCTTTGCAAGCACAATCTTCATCTGATTGAAGTAAACCTGAACCTTTGCAAATTTTACAATCTTGACGGCTAAGAATGTCATCAAGTATTGCTTCTGTTTCATCACTCATGGTTTACCTGTCTTTACTAAATTCAAGCGCGCATCAAGCAATTCATCTAATTGTTCTGTAAGCATTTCTTTTTTGCGCCAATCCATGCGGTTTCCGTATTCATCAGTTTTCAACATGGCGTAAACATGACTCAGACATTCATCTATCTGAGCCACGGTTACTTCTTCTTCAATGACGATCACATGAAGATGTTAGCCTTGATTACGCTCCTGGCGCTTTGAGAAATAGTTTTCAACATCTGCTTTTGTGTAAAACACATTACGGCCTGACTTCTGTACCCATGTAAGTGTCTTACGGTGTTGGATCTGTCGTAAGTTATTCAATGTAATGTTCAAGCGCTCGCATACTTCTGCCGCGCTCATTAGATCATCTACCACGGTGTTGCCTCCTTAGTTGCAAATTGTCCTGTCTTTGCCTTGCCCAATTTAGGAATTAAACCTACCTCTTTGGCTGTAATCTCCATAGAAGTTTTTTCTTTGCCTTCTTTGTCTGTGTATGTGCTTTGTGCCAATTCACCAGTAACTAAAACAGTGTCACCTTTTCTAAAAGTGTCTGCGATTGCTTCAGCCTTTGTACCAAATGCAACAACCTTGAACCACATTGTTTCGCCATCTTGCCACTCACCGTTTACTTGCTTGCGCGGTGTGTAAGCCAATGAAAAATTACAGTATGCGGTGTTGTTCTTTGAAAACTTCAGATCAGGGTCACTGCCTAAATTACCTTTAACGCTTATGTTCATTAGTCACCTTCCATCATTACGGCCTCAGTGCCGTCATCTTGTAGTAATACAATTGAACCATCAGGCTTCACAAAAGGAAATTCGTGTGGCTCTCTGTAAGATGGCACAATCCAACCCTTTTGCTCTGCGCTTGCAGGCTTGAGGTGAATACTATCGGTTTTTAGATTATGGCAACCGTGATGGATCAAAATGAGGTTGGAAACGGTGTCTTTGCCGCCCCTGGATTTTAGTTTGCGGTGATGCAGGGCCATGTTCTCAACTAAGCCAGGGCCACCGCAGACTTCGCAATAGCCATTAGCCCTGTTAATTACGGTAGCAACAACCTTCTTATCAATCGCCATCTTCTTCTTCATCTTCCCAATCAGTAGGATCTACCGTAGGAAGATCAACGCGTAAAGGCAGGCCAAATGGTGATGCTGTACTCATCAATACCAACCTCCATGTAAGTCAGGGCCAGCCTGTTTTTTCCAAAATTCCCACGCCCCGCAAGGTGTTTTGTAACGCTTGTACACATAGCGCAAGCCAGCCTTGATTTGCGTGTAAGCGTCTTTGGGCATGTAAGGGTACTTGTAATTTTTCCATGTTGAAGGCAAAAATTGGAACAGCCCAAATGCCCCTGATGAGCGATTAAGCGCATTTACGCGCCAGCCGCTTTCCTTGTAAAGCAATTGTTCCAGGCAGGCAAATTGCTTTTTGTGATCAGGATAATTTTTCTTCACCATTTCAAATGCAATGACTTTTGGCGGCATTTGATGTAATTGTATTTTTGGTGCTTGTGCCGCCGCAGGTGAAGCAAACACAATTCCTACCGCTAATGCGGCGCTTAAAAGGATCTGTGTTAGACGCTTCAGGCTTTAGCCTTTCGCCAACTTTCTACACACTTCGCAAGCGGCGTTACCGTAAACCCAACTACCGCACATACAACGATTGATTAAACTGTCCATTTCTTTACCCCTCTCAGGTTATTTTTAGGACTGCTCTATTTTATAGCAAATTTCAGAGATTACAACGCCCAAAAGCGTCACAATAATTACGCTTGCAATAAACATCATTCTTCTTCCTCCTGCGGCGTTAAGTTGATTATTGCTTGAATTACATTAGCCCTACTTAATCTGATGCCTTCCACAAAGCCCATGTAACGCTCACGCGTTTCAGGTTCAGCCAACATTCTTGCTACATAAGGGCCTTCAATCCATGTTGTTAAAACATCTTGTATTGGCTCTAAATGGTTTTTGATTACTTCTTCAGGTGTCATGGGTATCTCAAATCTTTGCACCACTCTGACATGTTCTCAATTGCTACCTTGCATTGATCAGGTGTTGTTATGTCGTATGCCCAATAAACAACAACTGCAAACAAAATACTTAAAACAATTTTGCCTCTGCGTGTCAATCTACTCTTTGCCATTGCTTGCCTTCCTCCTAAAGTATTCGTTTTTACCGCACCATTCGCACTCGCTCAATGGTTTGCCTTGTTCTTGTTCAAACACAATTACAAAATTTGCAGGTGATCCATAAGTTCCGCACCAAAAGCATCTAGGCGCATCAGGATCGTTGCTTATAGACATTATGGATTTGTAGGTTCATGTCAGCCAATTTATCTTGTAATGCAAACGCTACTTGCTCGCGTTGCATACCGTTAATCATTGACTGGCTTTTGTTGGGTGGAATTACAAAGTCATTAAACTCCACCGTTATCTCTACCTTGAACTTCATACACATGTCCTTTCACGCTTGTTGATTTCTTTCCACACGCGTAAGCGCGTTGCCTCTACTGTTTTTTCAGGATTACCAAAATTTTTACTGTGGAAATCATAAGCAGGGTTCATTGGTTTGTTTGTTTCTTCATCATAACCATCTTGTAGCGTTGCTTCATACTGAGCAAGCGCTTGATTGATAATTTGTAGATCTTTACTTGTTAGTGCCATTACTTTGCCTCCACTTCTACTATTGCAATTATTTCAAGGTGGCTTCTTGTTGCAAACGCTTTTGCACTTTTTTCCGCCAACGCTTTTGATGTGTGCCAGGTTGCACCAATTCCAGGATTTGTGTCTGAAACATTATTGTAAATAACAGCATGTGTGTAATCACGATTACTGCGTCTTGTAAAATCATAACCAATTGTTTTAAACATTACATTGCCCCCTTCATAAGTGATACAACTTCATCAACCGTAATTTGTCCGTTTTTAATTTGTGCGTACAAAGTGTGGCCAAAATAACGCTCGTTTACATAACGGAACATTGTGTGAAAAGTGTTAAATGTAAAACCTGTACCAGTGTGAACATCTGTCATGAACTGATCAAGATTAACTTTTGTTGTAGTCATTACTTTGCCTCCACTTGGTTAGTAGCCACAACATTTGTTGCGGCTGTGAAATGTGCATTACCTTCTGCATCTTTGAAACCAACGCGTGTAACTTTGTTGTCACCATAAGCAAAACCATTATCTAGTTCTACCCAAAAAATAATTCCTGTTGTTCCCTTAGCAACTTTGCGGCCTTTAACAGCAACAACTTCTTGACCCTTAACAAGCAAACCATTATCAAGATTTGATTGAGTCAATTTTGCATAACTAATTACTTCATTTGCATCACATGTGTGACCGCTAAGAATTTCGCGCATGCCGCCCATGTCACCTGTCCATAGAGTTACATTTGCTGTATAAGTTTTGCCAGCCTTAGAGATAGCCTTAGTTACAAGTGCGCCACACTTATCGCACTCGCGGGTTGAGCCTGCGCGTTGAGCCATTTTAATGCCTTTCTTTGGGAAACGATTTCCCTTACA